TTTCTGCGGCGGCATGTTGCAGCAAGCCCTCTAGCGCGGCCTTCACCGTTTGTCGGCGGACTTCGTCTCGATTCCCGGGAAAGTGCCGGCACTCGGCCGTTACCGTCTCTGCGACGCCCCAGGCCAGCCATACGGTACCCACCGGCTTCTGCGGCGAGCCGCCATCCGGGCCGGCCACCCCACTGACCGCCACGGCAAAACGCGCCCGGCTTTTGTCTTGCGCGCCTCGTGCCATCGCCTCGACCACTTCGCGACTGACCGCGCCGACGGAGGTGAAAAGCGCCTCCGGCACCCCCAGCTGCTGACTCTTCTGACGATTGGAATAGGTCACATAGCCCGCCTCGAACCAGGCCGAACTCCCCGGAATGCGGGTGATTGCTTCGGCAATCCCGCCGCCGGTACAGGATTCGGCCGTGGTGACGTGGGCATTCAGAACCTGCAAGCGCCTGCCAAGTTCAGCGGCAAGCTGGGTGATTTCGTTCACGGTCCTCTCCTGATGGGGCTGGCGGTTGCCTTACCGTACACGAGCACAACGCGCTTGCAAGGCGCAGACCGGATCAAAATGTTTTAGCGCCCGAGGGCCCTGATATAGGCCTGGCAAGCCCGCAGGGCAATCAGTCCCCGGTCGCCGGCATCGGTGATGCCGACAATTCGTTGAGCATGCGCCGGGTCAAGTCGGGCTCGCGGGGCTCCATGAACCAGGCCGCCGGTGGTGGCGGTGGCAGGCACTGCGCAGCCGGCGGCGCGATCCTGGGCATCGAGGAGGACTGACAGGCGCAGATCAGCAGTGGCAAGACGGTCGCGCAGGCGACCTTGATCACGTTGGGCATCATTCAGGGCTCGGTAATGGGTTTGGTCGCTGGCTTGCAGTTGCTGCTCCAGGGCCAGGCGTTTGTCCTGCTCGTCCCGCTGCCGGGCAGCGGCCGCCAGGTTCAGCTGATTCAGGGTTTCACCGTGCAGCCTGGCCTGCTCCGCCAGTTGCCGTCCAAAGCGCCACTCCTGAACCTGCCAGGCCAGCGTCCCCGCGACGCCGGCCACCACGGCCAGCAGCACGAGGACAGCGAGCGCCCGGGCAGACAGGGGCATCAGGCTGAAGGCTGGCATAGCACCTCCCGCGCCCGCGCCCAGAGCTGCAAGCGGTCCTCCAGCCCGTTCAAACCGCCGTTGATACGCCGGGTAATGCTGTTGAACTGGTCACGGTCGGCCAGTTCGTTAAGGCCGTTCTGCTGCCAGAACCAGGCGGCCGACTCGGCGGCCCACTGCGGCTGCTCCAGCAATTCCGGCAAGGCCAGCAAACGCTCGTCGCCGAACAGCCCGAGGCTGCATTGTCGGTAGTTATCGCGACCGGTGACCTGGATCAGTCCGCGGCCACGGTATTTCTGGCCGTCGCCATCGGCCTCCGGGGTATTCCCCAGGCGGGCCGCCAGGCTGCCGGTGTCGTATTTGCTCAGGTACTGATCATTGCCCAGCTCCCGCACATAACGCAGTTGCCCCGACTCATGACCGACCTGCGCGAGGAAGGCGGCCATGCGTTTGGGCGTGTTGATATGACGGTGCGCCATGGCAGTGTTAAGCGCAGAAACAAAAACGCCCGCTTGGGAGCGGGCGTTGGGCATGATGCGTTGAATCATTTCAAGGGTGACGGGCATTTCACTCTACCTCTGCATCGAGGACGTTCAGAACAAACAGGGTCATTTATGCTCCTGCAGAACAGGTTCAAGCCAACCTGGCTCGACAGGCCGATATTCGGCGTTCGGAAAATCGGCGGCCGAAGGCCAATCCCGCAACCCCTGTCGATAGGCCAGCAGCTCCTTGAACTGCTCGGCACTCAGCGTCGTACCTTCGCCCATCTCCATTTCTTCGTTATCACGAATAACCAGCCACTGAGTGGACTCCAGCATCTTGCTGCGCCATGCCCTTTCAATCGCCTCGGCTTTCCGCGCAGAAGCGCCTGCAGTCGATACAGCAAGAGCAGAAATCAAACCGATGCTGAGGGACGGTCTTGCGACAATAGAAGGAAAACTCGAGGACTCCGGCCAGCTACGCAAAGCCCGGCGGTAGGCTTGTAAGTTCTCATAGTCAGCAATTGATATCGTTGTATCGATCCCAGCCTCCAGCTCATCGCGATGCCTTGCGACGATGCCATCGGTTTGTAGCAGTTGCGAATCACGCCAGACACGCTCAGCCCCATCCGACTCAGTATTGATCGTGATCGGTTGTGGCTCTCCGCCATAACTCAGCCATTGCAAGTAGGCAGCCCAATCGCGATTGGCCAAGTCTTCTGGAATAAAAACTGAATCGGCAAGGCGATAGACCCCATTAGCGGTCAGTTGATAACTCATATAGTTTCCCCCCTATAGTTCGGCATCAGCCGTTGCGTGGATGTAATAGGTCTGAGGTGCCACTGCCACATCCGAGTTGTACACCCAGGCTCCTCGGGTAGAGACTGAATAGGGACGCGCATTGCCGGACGAAACTGCATCGCTGCCAGAGCGCCACTGACCAACAGTTCCGGTCTGCGAGGTCCTGTACAGGGTAATACTGGGAGTCGTTCTTTTTTCTACCTTGAAAGACCACTGTGCCAAGGGTTGGGAAGCCGAGCCCACCTGTCCCTCGATGACGATTGATATGAGAGCCCCGTAAGAGAGCTTGATGTATCGCCTGGCTGAATGTCCTGCCTGAGTGTTTTCTCATAATAACGTTGACACAGTATCAACTCATCGGCGGGAGTTCTAAATTCAAAAGGCGTTGAAACCGCGCCTTCTTCAAGTTGAATTTGCGCCAGGTCGATTGTTTGCAAGACATTCAACGGCAAATCGAAGGCCAACCTAAGAGAGTCGTTCTCCGCACCGCCCAAGACTTTGCCTGCAATCGATGGGACTTTCACAGTCGCTGTATAACGCGCCCATGTGCTGGTCAGCTTAAACACTCCCACAGTCGTGACCACAGACTCCGAGCCACCACCAAAAGACTGGGTCACCGTCACCGTGATATTTCTCTCTGCATCGGCTTTCGCCCAGAAAGTCACGGTTGCCAGCTTTCCGGCCAGGGTTCTAACAGACTCAACATACTGTGAAATCTTATGTGTATTTGCCCCAGCACCGGCTGTGACTTGCTGCCAACGTAGAAAAAATCGTGGCTCATTGGGAACTTCTGTTTGTCCCAAAGTAAAGCTCTGACGCGAAATATTTACTCCAGCATTGCCATTCCAGTCACAACGAAACCGATCTGCAACATATCCTCCAATATTAGTCCCCTGGTTAGCGCCCCCCCGCTGCCAAATATCGAAGTTCCCATTAATCACATGATTCTTTCGATAGACCTGAACCGGAAATGCTTGCAACGGATCCAGCTTGGCAAGCTCTTTGATAGCTAGTGTTAGCTGATTGTTCTGATCCTCTACAGGAGACATTCCTGCCGCATCGATTGCATTAACAATCTCTTGAGTAACCGCATTCCCCCAACTCGCCGGAATCAGAGACCCTGGCGTTCCAGCGATCGGGTTTTCATCGACAAACTTTCCATTTACCAAGCCAGCACTCGGCACACTCTTCGGGTAGTCCACTGTCTAGCCCTCACATATAAAGAATAAAAAACTTCAACATTCAGAAACTGTCCAATACCAAACGACAAGCTCAATCAGAATCGGACAACTTCACCGTTTTTCTGACTCGTGTCCTTTTCGCTGCAACACCCGTAGCACCGGAAGTCATTCTCAGCACTGGTCGATTCGCGGCGGCAGGAAACTTTCGTGATTTTGGCCAGCTGCGCAAATCGCAGCGATAGGCTTGCAGGGCGTTGTAGTCGGCATCGGACAAAGTGGTGGCGGTTTGCGACTCCAGCTCATCGCGGTGCCGGGCGACCAGCCCGTCGCTCTTGAGCAACTCCGAGTCACGCCAGACGCGTTCAATTGAAATCAATTGTTCAGGCGAGGGGCCGGCAGGGTCGACAAGAATGGGCGCGCCGTTGTCATTGGTCGCAATCCGCTTGCCCACACCCTGCCCAGCAAAAAGTTCGGCGTATTCAGCCTGACTGATTTCAACCGCACCTTCTGGCGGAGAATCATTGGAAAATGCGACCACATCAAAACCAAGGGTCTTGGCATAAAAATAAATCTTCATGACTATCGTCCCCAAACAACAATACGCCCGGATATACCCGCGGCCACTCTAATGGTCCCAACCTCGACCGATCTGACACGGGCAACAGCTGTTGAAGTATTTGATGCACTCAAATCAAACGACCAGACCGTAACATTCGCACCGCCCCAACCTGTTGGGTATGCTTCGTCAGCAATGCCTCCCAATATTGCATTGGGAAACTTTATGGGTAATGACAGGGACATAACGCCATTGGCGTCAGACCCACCTATCACCCATTGCTCAATCAAGCCGCTCGGATATTTCTGATAACCCGCAGTCGAAAGTTGCGCCCCATACAATGCCGAGTACTTGAGGCTAGCCGTGCCATAAACGGTCCAGACTCCCCACTCCCGAACCAGATTCGCACTTTCACCACTGCTCATCACGATGGAGTTCAGATAGTTCCCTTGTGGACTGATCTGCGCACCGCTCTTGCTAGCCACGGTCACCTGCGCGCTACTACGACAATGCAAGCTGATCGTCGCGCCATCTGGAACAGTTGAGACATCCGGCAGGGTGACGGTAAAGGCGGTAGTCCCACCCAGGCCGATCGAACAACCGACATCGGCAATGGTCAGTTGCGTGCTTTCCGATATTCCTCGAGCGCTGGAGTAATTACCCAGCGCGCGCTGTACAAACTCTGGAGTAGCGACCGAGCGACTCACGTCAAAACGAGGAGGTGTAGAAAAGAGCGTTGGACTGCGTAATGCACCCAGCAGTTGATCATTCGCCCCCTCGTCCGGCGTCATGCCTGCCGCCTGAACTACGCCGAGAATTTCCTGGGTAACGCTATTCCCCCAACTTGCCGGAATAAGCGAACCAGGCGTGCCGGCCAGCGGGTCTTCATCAACAAACCTTCCATTCACCAGCCCTACACTGGGCACACTCTTTGGATAATCCAATGTCTTACTCCTGATAATAAATTCTGTTGCCCCACCTGCGGACCAGGGCCATACAGCGGCCAACTGCGCGCAAAAAAAACGCCCGCTTGAAGCGGGCGTTTTTATTGATGAGCGCGACGCAGATAAATACGCTGCTGATCTATTTGAAATAAACGCAGCACTCGATCAATCAGCTATCTGAAAAAAACTCACTGACCACTCTGGAATCGGCGGACGGGCGGTCATCTCGGGAAAGCTATCGGAGGCGGGCCAATCGCGCAGTGCCTGGCGGTACTCGAGCAGCTCCAGATACTGCTTCGCCGTCAGCGTCGTGCCGCGTCCCAGTTCTTGTTCATCGCGATGGCGGGTTACCAGCCATTGGCTGTCCGTCAACACGGACTGGCGCCATTTGCGCGCCTGGTCTGGAACATCCTCGTCAGTCGCCTTGCCCCGTACTTCGGGAGCAAGCGCCGTTGCTGCCACCACGGGGGAAAGCGGCGCAACCTGTTCGGGAAGGTGGATCGGCTTCCCCAGCTCAACCTCGATGCCCTCAGGGACAGCGACCATCGAACTGAGAAAGTCCGTGGCAAACAGCTGGGAAATCATGAAATCACCGGTCTCGATCAGCTCAACGACAACGCCATCTTCGACTCGTGCATAGAGGGCCATTATTCGTACTCCCAGATTTCACAAAAAGCGTTGCCGCCGGAGCCACTCACAAACGAGGCAGAAGCATGGCTTGAGCAACTGCCGCTACCACCGGAACCTCGCTGACCCGCATTGCCGTTGCCATTGACCCCCTTGAAGGAGCCACCGCCATCGAACGGGCTGGCGGCTCCCCCTCCGGAGAGCAGTCCCCAGTTGGGATTGCTCATCGCATATCCGCCCGTTACACCACGCGCATTCGCAAGGTTGCCGCCCGTCACGACTTGACCGCCCACACCACCTTGGACAAATCCCGGGGTGTTCGACACGAAGGTCAGAATCGCTCCCCCTGCCCCCCCGCCAGCGCTCATGAAACTGCCAAACGACGCAGCACCTCCCGTCGCTCCCATGCTGGTTTGAGCCGCCCCACCGGCGCCCAATGTAATGGGTACACCCGCCAACATTTCCGGAGTCACCTCGTAAAGACTCTCCGCATAGGCGCCAGCCCCTCCGCCACCGCCCAAGCTTTGATAAGTGGCCGCTACCGGCGAACACCCGCCACCGGACCCTCCCGCACCGACCAGGCGGACCCGAATCCGCCTGGCCTTAGGGTTGGGGCGATAGACCGTGACACCGACGCTGTCGAACTGCCTCACCGCCAATAGGCGCCCACCGGCATCAGTGATGCCATATCCGCTCAAGGTGGTTGGGGTGTTCTTCAGTTTGGTGAAGTCGACCAGTGCGGCAATCGCCAGCGCCAACTGATCGTTTTTCGCTTCGTCCGGCGCCAGGCCGGCAGCCTTGATGACATTCAGGATTTCTTGCGTCACCCCGTTGCCCCAATCCGCCGGAATCAACGATCCCGGCGTGCCGGTCAGCGGGTTCTCATCGACGAACCTGCCGTTGACCAGGCCCGCGCTGGGCACGCTTTTCGGATAATCCATCGGTCTATCCCCTAGTCATAATTGATGTGCACCCGCGTATGGGCCGGTGCGCTGCGGTGGATCTGGCATTCCAGGGCCGAGCCCGGGTTCATGCCAAAACGTTCGCCCCAGTAACTGGCGTTGAAACGACGCCCCAGGAGCAGCCGTCCGCCGGTGTTGAGGGTCCACATGAATTGCGCCTGCCAGGTGCCGAAATGTGCCTGGCCAAACCGCGCGCGGCCCATGCGGGGGGCTTCGTGCTCGGTGATGGTGGCGTTCGGGTAACCCTGGCTGCGGGCGATCTCGATGTAATAGGCGATCGCCTGGCTGCCGACGGCCAACAGCCGCCGGCGCACGGCCAGGCGCCGGTCGTCGAACAACGGGGTCGGGCCCAGGCAGGGATCGGGCAGGTTCATCACCCGTTCCCAATCCGGGACCAGTTCGCTGGCACCGGCCGGGTCCATTTCATTGAGCAGGTCGGCCGCGCGGGCGTCGAGGCGCGCCAACTCCTGGGAAATGCCCTCAAGCACCTCCTCAAGCTCCGGCACCCGCTCCGGGTCCCAGGCCGGGCCGCTGGGCAGCAGGCTGCGCAGCTGGCTCTGGTATTGCGCGGCGGTTCTTACTCCAGCCATACGCAACCTCCGAACGTCAGCAACTGGTTACTGGCGGCGGGAACATCCGCGGCCGGCGCGCTGAGCCGGTGATCGTTCTCGCCGGCGGCACTGCTGATGGCCTCGCGGATATGGCTGATCAGCAAGGTGTCGCCCAGGCCGGCCTCGCGGTTGTGCAGATCGCGCAGCTGGGCCTCGACCGCCGCGCGCACCGCGCTGGTGTCCGGCGACAGCCGCAGGCTGTAGGTCACGGGCGCCTGCTGCGGCGCCAGCACATGCAGCTCGGCCGTCACCGGGCGCAGCGGTTCGATGTAGGCCTGGACCTCCGCCAGTTGCTCGGGGTTCGGGATCGGTTGCGCATCGTCGTCGCGCATCACGAACAGCCCCACGGTCCCCGGCCCCAGATAGCTGCCACGGCACCACGCCCGGGTGATTCCCGGGCATTCCAGTGCCCAGGTCTCATAGTCCTGGGCCGAGCCGCCGTGGGGGATGATGCGGTAGGAGCGAATTACCCGGGCGCGCAGCGATTCCAGGCTTTCTGCGGCCACACCGCCGCTCAGGCCCGGGGCGAGCACGGTGAAGGAGTTGCCGATGCCCTGGATCGGTTGCACCGGGATCAGGTTCAGACCGGCCTCGGCATTGCCCAGGGTGCCGGCATCGAGGGCCTGGACGGTGGTGCTGTTGTTGCCGGCGCTGGTGGTGCGGGCGGCGGTGACTTTGTAGGTGCGCCCGTCACTGGCCTGCAGCAGAGTATCGACGTCCAGCACCGCGCCTGCCGCCGCGGTGAAGCTCACCGAACCGCTGGCCGCCTGGGCGGCCTTGCGCGGCTGGTTGAGGCGCAGCGCGGCGATGCGTTCCAGGGTCGACTCGTCGGCCTTGTCCGGCAGGATCTGATCGGCGATCCAGTCCAGGTAGCCATACAGGCCATAGGCGGCGCCACCGAGGGCGCGGGCCAGCACTTGCGCATCGGACTGGCGCAGCGCATCGCTGGCCAGGTCGCTTTGGGTGCGCTTGATCAGCACCGGCAGCGAAGGGGTTTCAAAGGGCATAGGTCACCTGCCAACTGTTATCGGGGTTGATGTCCAGGCGTTCGCCGTTGGCCAGGACTAGCGTGGTGCGCAGGTTCAGGCGCTGGTCGTCGAGACGTTCGCTGATGATCTCGATCGCGCTGCAATGGCCATCGTCGATCAGCCATTGCAGGGCTTCGCGGGCATAGAATTCGGCGTCGAGCTGGGTCTGGCGCGTGAGCTTGACCCGGCGCAGCAGCCACAGCCGCGAACCGATGCGGTC